ATAGTAAGAGATTTAATAAAAGTAGATTTACCAGCAGCATTAGGTCCAGTAATAATAAGAATATTATTATTAAGAGAAATATCATTAGTAATAGGATTATCGAGACAAGGATGAGAAATAGAATTACATTTAATAAAAGGAGTTTTTTTATCATTAAAAATAGTTTTAGTAAATTTACCAGAATTTAAGAGTTGATTAATAGATAAAAGGAAATCATATTGTCCTACTAATTTAAAAAGATTAGATAATAAATCATCATTCCTAAAAATAGATTGATATTTAAGAATATTACCAGTAAATTCAAATAATTTAATATTATCAGGAATAAAATTAATAAAGTTAAATAAATTAAAATCAATATTAAGATGATTAAAAGATAGAGGTGAAATAGAGAAAATAAGTTTAGAAGTAAGAATGAATTTTTTAATAGAAATAAGTTTATCATGAAATTGATTAACAATTTGTTTTAAATCATAAGATTGTTTAAATTGTTTATAAATAGAATATAAATAAAGAAGAACATAAATACCGATAGAGAATATTTTTTTAGGAGATTTAATATCACCAATACTATATTTAAAAAATTTTAAGAAAAAATTAAAAGGAATATTAATTTTAAAAATTTTAAAAAGAATTAAAGGAACAAGTATGCTAAGAATAGGTCCAATAGTATTAAAAAGAGGTAATAAATAGATATTATAAATAGAAGAAATATTAAGAAAAAAAGAACTAGAATTTAACCATTTGTTAATATTATGATTATTAAAATTAAAATAAAGAAGATTAATAAGTTTTTGAAGATTTTCATCAATAGGTTTATAAAACCATAAAAGATCATCTTGAATATTTTTAATATAAGAAATATCAATATTAGTAGAATTATTAATGATATCAATAGTTTTATGAATATTATTAATATTATGAATATCAAAAGAATTGTAATTATTAATAGCATTAAAAAGGAAAGCTTTACCAAAATATGTATGAGTTAAATTAATAATATTAAAAATATTTTTATCATTATTAAAATCAATATTATTAAAAAAATCAGTATCAATAAGAAATTTATGTTTAATATTACTATCTATATTAAGAATTTTAAGTAAATTATAATATTCATCAGAATTATTATTTTTTATAATAGTATTATTATTATTATTATCATTAGATAAATTAATATTTTTATTATAATTATTTAAAATTTTAAAAAGTAAATTCATAAAATATTATAAATAAAAGAAATAAAAAATAAATGAATTTTAAACTTTATAAAAATAAGTAAAGTAAAATAAATTATTTTATAAGTAAGGAATATAAAATATATATAAAAAATATAATAAATAAGTAATCAGATGTTTAAAATAGATATAGAAGGAGAATATGAAGATTTGTCAGAAGATTTATATAAAGTAATAGTAATATTAATAGTATTTCATATAATAATGAATCTACAATATAAAGGAAAAGTTCCATTAGATTTATGTATAGGAGGAGGAATATTTAATGAGAATTTTTTAATATTATTAGGATCTATAATATTATCATTTATGGCATACGAATTAGTATTTAAAAAAATATTAAAAATAAAATAAGATTAAAATATATACTGAAATAATGTATGCAAAGCAAATGGTAAAAATAGTAAATAGGAATATATTAAATAGTAATATAGAAAAAATAAATACAAAGCAATCCAAAGATAAAGAAAATAAACAATCCTATATAAAGCAATTAGAAAAAATAATAAAAATAGAATCAGAAAATTATTATATAAAAGCAGAGAAATATGAAACAGAAAGATCGTATAAAATAAGAATAAAATATATAGAAGAATATAATCCAAAAAATCTAAAAGAATTAAGAGAATCAATAGTTTATTCAAAAGTTTATAGAAATATAAAAATATTAGGATGTATTTATGAAAAAGATTTAGAAAATAAAGTTAAATTCAAAATAATAAAAAATAATAAATAAAATTAAATTAGATAAATTATAAAAATATATGAAAAAAAGTATTTAAAGACAATTTGTTAATATTTAATGATCTAACATTTTTATAAATTTGTATAAAATTATAAAAATATATGAAAAAAAGTATTTAAAGAGGCTTTTTAGAAAAAAGCCTTACCCAAAAAGTTTATTTGTTAATATTTAATGATCTAACATTTTTATATATTTGTATAAATTTATATAAATATGTATAAATATGTATAAATATCTATAAATTTATAAAAAAAATTATAAAAATATATGAAAAAAAGTATTTAAAGACAATTTAATAATATTTAATGATCTAACATTTTTATAAATTTGTATAAAATTATAAAAATATATTATAAGATATAAAAAAAATTAAAAAAATGATTTACCTTGACAAGGGAAACCAAGTAATAATTTGAAAATAAAATAATAAACTAAATAGAAAGTAGAAAAAATAAAAGCTAAAATAGTAATAAGAATACGTTGTCCTTTATTGATATTAAGATTACATTGAAAAGCAATATAAGCAGTAATAATAGCAATAACAAAAGTAAGAATCATATCAAAAACAGAAATTTGAACATCAATATTAGTAAAAGATTCAACAATTTTAGATCCAACAATAATATCCATAATATAAATATAATATATAATAATAAAAAAAATAAGATAATAATATAATGAAAAATATTATATTAATAATTATTGCAATCATAATATTATATACATTATTAAATAAAAAAAGATATGTAAATGAATCTGAGGGATTTTTTTTAATAAATAATATAAAAGATTTAGATTGTTTAACATATTTAGATGGATCAAATAGCTATAATTTTGGAGAAGAGAAAAAAGTATTTACATTTGGAGATAAAAAATTTCCAGGTGGTAATTGTAAAAAAATATCATGGATAAATAGTTATGATTTACCAAAACAATGTTGTTATGAAAAAACAATAAGAGAAGATAAATGTAGTAGATTTAAAAATTGTGAAGAATATAAAAAATATAAAAAAAATAATAAAATACCATTTAGATGTGGTGAATGTCAATTATATGATGAAAAGATAATGTTAGAAGGAACATTATTTGGTCCTATGCAAAAATTTGCTGCATATTGCAAACCTGGAACAAAATTTGAATGGGATTTTTGTGATAAAAGTTATGATCTAGATTATCAAGTTAAAAATTATTAAAAAGTTAAAATAAAAAATAAAATAATAGAATATATACTAGAAAATGATAAAAATAATATTAATAATCATAATAGTAATAATAATATTATTATTAGATATTAGAGGATTAAAAGTAGGAAATATAATAAAAAAAATACCAAGTATAGTAGTAAGTTTATTAAGTATATATTATATATATAAAGAATTAAATGATAGTAAGAATAATTTAGAAAAAAAGATGGTAGTGAATGATATATATACAAATATAAAAAAAGATAATAAAAAGATAAAAAGAAAAGTAACAAATTTACAAAAAAAATATATAGGATCACAACAAGGATGGAGATGTAAAATATGTAAGAAACAATTAGATTATACATATGAAGTAGATCATATAATATCATTAGAAGATGGAGGTAATAATGATATAAATAATTTACAGGCACTATGTAGGAATTGTCATGGTAAAAAAACATTAAATCATTATTTATAAATAAAAATAAATAAAAAGATAAATAAAATTTACAAAAATAAAGTTTATAATATATATATATTATATTATAATGTTTGAATATATAGCATATTTAATATCAATATTATTAGTAATAATAGGTATTATAATTTATACAAGGGGTAAAAAACAAGAAGGAATAATAATAATAATAGCGGGAATAGCAGTATTAATAATAATGAGAGGTATGATGACAGAATTAGGTAAAAAATTAACATCAAATTCATTAAATAGAATAAAAGGATTTAATACGAATCAATTAATGTTTGGAGTAATAGTTTTATTTTGTGTAATATTTGTAATATCATATACATATAGTCAAAGTATATTTACATTACCAGTATCAACATTTGAATTTATAAATGATAATAGACCATATGATGCAAGATTAGTATTTGAATATCCATCATATTTAGATAAAAAAGTAAAGAATAAATATATAGATGGAAGTTATTTACAAGTAAGTAATTCAAATCAAATAACATATAATTATTGGTTATATATAAGTGGAAATGATAATAATCAAATATTAGAAGAGAATACAGGTTTATGTGGTAGAGGATGGGAAACATGTAATTATGGGAAATGGAAACATATAATGCATTATGGAGATGGACCACAAACAATAAGTGGAGAACCATCATATATAAGATATCAATGTCCAGGTTTTTGGTTACAAAGGAATTTAAATATTTTAACAATATGTATAAATACAACAGGTGTAGTAGAAAAAGGAGAATTATTTCATTTACAGGATATAGAATTAAATAAATGGACGAATATAACAGTAACATTAAACAATAATGTTATAAATATTTACAGAAATGGTAAATTAGAAATAAGTAAAGTAATATTAGGAAATGTTCAATTATTACCAGGAAAAAATTTATATTTAGGGAATATAAATAGTGATGGATTTGCAGGATTAATATGGAAAGGAGTATATATAAATGAAGCATTAAACGCAAACAGTGTATATGATTTATATAAAAAAAATAGATCAGATTTAGTAAAATTTATGGAAAACCATCTAAATAAAACAATGATACAAAATTAATATACAATACAATCTAATATAATAAAAAAAATAATAATAAATTTTATATATGAAAAATTATATATAAAAATATAAATATATATTTGAAAATATAAGTGGTATGCAAAGCAATCAAGAATTAGATACAATCATATGTAAAGCAATTAATAAAATTTATGATATACATATTAATAAAATTTATTATATACATTCTAATATAAAATTAATAGAGAATTATATAAAAACAATAAAAGATATATTAAAAGAAGATTATAAAAAAGAATTAGTAATCTTAAATAATAAGGAAGAAGATTTTGAAAAAAGATTAGAGATAGTAATAAAAGAAGGGAATATAATAATAATAGATTGTGTTCATTATATAGTAAATAAATATTATGATAATGAATTAATAAAAAATAATTTAGAAAGAATAATAATATTTAATTTAGAACATTTAACAAAACAAATGATGAAAGAAGGTATAAAAAAAATATTTGAAAAAGAGAAAAAATATGGTTTAGTAATAGATTATAATTTATATAATAAGAATGAAATAGAGAAAGAGGGATATAAATATGAAATAAGAATAATAGAACCATATTATAAAGAAATAATGAACAATAATATATACAATAATATAAATGTAATAAAAAAGATAAAACAGAATGATATATGTTATTTATTAGAGAATTCAGAAAAGAGAAGAGAATTTAAGAAAAGTTTATTAAAAGAGATAAATACAAAAACGGATAAATATATAGAGATATATGGTAATTATGGAGAAAGAGTAAATAAGATATTAAAAATAAGTAAAATATTAATAAATATACATTATGATGAAGATTATAAATTATTAGAGAGTATAAGATGTTATGAAGGAATACAAAATAGATGTATAGTAATATCAGAAAGATGTTTAAATGAAGAAACAGTTTTATTAAAGGATTGGATAATATTTGAAGAAAAAGAGAGAATGATAGAAAGGGTAGAATATATAATAAAAAATTATGAAGAAGTATGGAAAAGTATATATAACGAAAAAAGAATAGAAGAATTAAATAAAATATTAGAGAAAGAATTAAATAATATAAAGAAAATAGTAAGTGAAATAAATGATTTAAGTAATAAAAAAAATATATAAATAAATTATATAAATAATTAAAATAATGAATAATTTATCATCAAATAGAAGTTATGGAAATAAAGGAACATTAGGAAAAGCAATGAATACAGCAAAGAATGTAGCAAGTTC